TGGTGGGCAGAACGTCTTGGTATGCCACATCTTACCCCAAGATGGATTCTACAGTACTGGGGCACAGAAGTTTGTCGCAATGGGTTTCATAATGATATTTGGGTATCTAGCGTAGAGAACAAACTTAGAAACAGCAAGGAAGATATTGTTATTACTGATTGTCGTTTTGTCAATGAGGTGCTTGCTATTAAAAATGCAGGTGGTATCACTATGCGAGTAGAACGAGGTGAACGACCTGTATGGTATGATGCCGCAGTATCATATAACAAAGGTGAACGTGGTAATACTACTTGGGCATTGAGTAAAAAGAAACTTGATGATCAAAACGTGCATGCCAGTGAGTATAGTAGTGTTGGATTAAACTACGACTATTATGTTGATAACAATGGCACAATCGATGAATTGCATAAACAGTTAGAATCTATAATCAACTTGTAAGTCCCCACGCTTCCAATTAACTTCTTTCTTTTTAACTACTTCAATACAGTTAAGACAAACACTACGTAAGTTCGTAAAGTTAACATTGTTCAAATCACCGTCAATATGAAACACGGTAATTTGAGTGGGGTATAACGCTTTGAAACCACATAAGTCACATGTGGTTTTCTTTTTGTATCCAGATTTTTCCCAATTGCTGATTCTGGATTTCTTTTTATTTTTTCCTTTTGATTGACCGCATGGGTCACATATACTCCTATAGTGAGTAACACCGTCACGTTTATAATTGACAGCGCAATAGTTCTTATTGCAAGTTTTACATATAGGTCTATTGATCATATTGTATTTATAACCTTCGAAGGTTCGCTAACAGACGGTTTTTTTGAATTTATACTAAATAATAATACAACTCAGGTGGTAAACCTCATAATTTTACAAAAGGAAATTTTATTATGGCACTAGTATCCCCAGGCGTAGAAGTAGATATCATTGATCAAAGTCAATATCTACCAGGCGCAACAAACTCAACCCCTTTCGTGCTTATCGCTACAGCGGCGAATAAAGCAGATCCAACTGGTACTGGTGTCGCACCAGGTACTACAGCCGCTAATGCTGGACAACTTTACTTGATTACAAGTCAACGTGATCTTGTTCAAACATACGGTACTCCATTCTTCTATACAACATCAAATGGTGTTCCTATCCAAGGATATGAATTAAACGAATATGGTCTATTGACTGCATATTCAGCACTTGGTGTAACAAACAGTTGCTATGTATTAAGAGCAGACATTGACTTAGCAAGTTTAGTAGGTCAAACAGGTCGCCCAACTGGTAACCCTGTTGATGGAGCATATTGGTTAAATACAACTACAACAACTTGGGGTATTAATGCATTCAATGCGGCAACAGGTTCTTTTGAAGCAATTAGTCCTATCGTTATTGATAATGCTTCACAACTATCAGGTGGTGTTCCGTTAAACAGCATTGGTTCAATTGGTCAATATGCTGTTAACTCAATTCCAAATTACGAAGATCCTAATCAATCAAGCGCACAAACATATTTCTATAAAGCACCAAATAATACTTGGGTAGCAGTAGGATCACAAGCATGGTTGAACGCATGGCCAACAATTCAAGGTACAAACTCAGGCCCAACCTTAACAGCAGGTAATACATTAACACTTAATATTAGTGGTGGTGGTTCAGTAACGGTTACCGTAGAGGCTTCACCAAATAACGTAGTTTCTGTATTAGCAAGCCAAATCAATGCATTAGGTTTAGGTTATTTGACAGCAAATGTTGTTGGTGGTAAATTAAACATTTATTCATCACAAATTGGTGGAAGCACTAGCGTAAATCCTAAGTACTTGACAATTTCAGGTTCAGGAACTATCCTAAATGATTTAGGTATTGATCCAGGCAATTACTATCAACCACAATTCATTTATGGAACATCTGCTCAACAGCCATTATGGCAAGCAAGTCAGCAATTCCCTGCTCCATCAGGTTCAGTATGGATTAAGGTAGGTTCTGCTGGTAGTGGTTTCAATCCATCAATTAGTGAATGGAGTTCAGCAACACTAAGTTGGACATCAAAAACAGCCAACTTAGCAACAAGTGACTGGGCTGTTAATGCATCATTGGATTCAACAGGTGGTTCATTAATTCCAGCAGGCACTGTTTATTCACAATATAACTTCAATATTGCACCAGCAGCCACTTACCCAGCACTTCAAGGTCCAATCTATTATTGGGAACGTGTTGCAACTGGTCCAACTATTGCAACAGGTACTGTAACAGACTTTAACTGGACAAGTGGTACTACATATCTTTATGTACAAGCAAGTATCCCTGGTACAAGTTCATTGAGTTCATACTATACTGTTAATATTCCAAGTACATGTACTGCAACTCAATTTGTAACAGCATGGTCAGCGGCAGGCATTCCTTTCACAAGTGCAAGCGTTGCAACTTCAGGTGCTATCGTTCTTGAGCATACAGAAGGTGGTGCAATTGTATTGAATGACGTTAACTTGTCAACAGGCGTAAGCAGTGGTGTGTTAGCGGCAGCAGGTTTCGTAGCAGGAACTACTCCTTTCGTTAAGACAGGTCCGTTCGTAACAACTAACTTGAGTCAATACAATACAGGTATTGCTTTCACACCAACTCAGTTATCAACTTCAGGTGTTGGTACTGGATTACAAATCAATGTAATTAACAACAACACAATTTATAATGTTTCACCATCAACTTTTGCATCAGCAGGTTCAGGCTATGCAGTAGGTGACACAGTAACATTCAGTGGTGCTGTATTAGGTGGCAATCACCCAGCAAATGACTTAGTTGTTAAAGTAGTATCAGTAAGTGGCGGTGGCGGTGTAACAGGATTAACATATGTTTCTGGTACAGGCGCTCAAACTTACAATCTACAAATTTCAAACTGGGTAGAGTTTAGCATGACACCAAGTTTTGGTGCTCCAGTAGCGGCTCCAGCAGATGCTACAAATTGGTTCTTCTCAGTAGTTGACCAAGTTGATATCATGGTTAATACAACAACAGGTTGGAAGGGTTATGGTAATAGTAACTATGACTTGAATGGTTTCCCAACAACTGGTTCAAATATGACTGATCCAAATGGTCCTATCTGTTCTGCACTTCCACCAACAACACAAAGTGATGGCGTAACTGCTCTTGCTTATGGTGATCTTTGGGTTAACACATTAGACCTAGTAAATTATCCATTAATCAGTCGTTGGCAATCAGTCAACAGTGTTGATCAATGGGTATTAATCGATAATACAGACCATGTAAATTCACACGGTATTGTGTTTGCTGATGCACGTTGGGCAACTAACGGTGATACAAGTCCAGTTGATGATCCGATCCCAACAATTGCAAGTTTGTTAATGAGCAACTACTTAGACTTAGATGCTCCAGATGCTAACTTATATCCAGTAGGAACATTGTTGTTCAACACAAGACGTTCAGGTTATAACGTTAAACAGTATCGTTCAAACTATTTCAATAGTGACAGATTCCCTGATCAAGACTTGCCAACATATCATGATACATGGTTATCAGTATCAGGTGCTGATGCAGGAACAGGCGTACCTTACATGGGTGCAGCCGCACAACGTAACATGGTTGTTACTGCTATGAGAGCAACAATTTCAACTAACCAAGCGATCAGAGATGAAGATAACTTCTTCAACTTAATGGCAGCACCAAACTATTGCGAATTGCAACCAGATATGGTAACATTGAATGATGATCGCGGTGACACAGCATTCATCGTTGGTGATACTCCAATGACATTACCTGCTAATGGTACAGCAATTGCGGCATGGGCAAACAATGCGGCAGGTGCTACATCAACAAGCGTAAAAGGTTGCGTAACACGTAACACATATTTGGGTCTATTCTATCCAAGTGGTATTACTGACGACTTGCAAGGTAACTTAGTAGCAGTTCCCCCATCATACATGATGTTGAGAACATTCTTAAGAAATGACCAAATTGCTTATCCTTGGTTAGCGGCAGCAGGTACACGCCGTGGTATCATTGATAACGCAACTAACATTGGTTATATTGATGCAACTACAGGTAACTTTGTAACAAGCAAGACAAGTCAAGGTATCAGAGATGTATTGTATACACACAACATCAACCCACTAGTATTCTTTACTGGTAATGGATTGTTAAGTTTCGGTAACATCTCAAGTTATGCATCACAATCTGCATTAGATAGAATTAACGTTGCAAGACTTATCTGCTATCTAAGATACAACTTGGCAGTTGCCGCAAGACCGTTCATCTTTGAACCTAATGATGCATTGACAAGAAGTCAGATTTCAGGCGTTGTTCAAACATTGCTTGTTGACTTAGTAGCGAAACGTGGTATCTATGACTACTTGGTAGTCTGCGATAACAGTAACAATACTCCTGCAACAATTGATGCTAACGAACTTTGGGTAGACGTTGCAATCGAACCTGTGAAGGCAGTCGAGTTCATCTATATCCCAGTACGTATCTTAGCAACAGGTACATTAGGTGGCCAAGGTGGCAGTAAGTAATAATAATGATGCCCCGCAAGGGGCATCATTAAGTGATAAATACATATATAGGAGATAAAAAATGGCAACAGCCTCACAATCATTGTTCAACATGACAGTCGCAGGAGATACATCAGGCGGCAACCAAGGTCTGTTGATGCCTAAACTACAATTTAGATTCAGAGTTGACTTTCTAAATTTTGGTGCAAGCGCAACACAGGGTCTAAGTTTGACTAAACAAGTTATCGATTGCGCAAGACCGCAAGTACAATTTGACGATATTACATTAAACGTATATAACTCAACAATGTATCTAGCAGGTAAACCAAAATGGCAAACTCTTGCAATCAACATTCGTGATGATGCATCTGGTTCAGTTTCACTTGCAGTTGGTTCACAAATTCAGAAGCAATTCGACTTTGTTGAGCAGGCTTCAGCGGCTACTGGTCAAGACTACAAATTCCAAACTAACATTCAAATTCTTGATGGTGGTAACGGCACTGCTGTTCCTGCTGTGTTAGAAACTTGGGAATTGTATGGATGTTATATCCAACAGGTTAACTATCAAACATTGAACTACGGTACAAGTGATGCGGTAACAATCGCATTAACATTACGTTATGATAACGCAATTCAAGCACCGCTTGGTTCTGGTGTTGGTACACCTGGTCTACAAAATCAGACAGGTTCATCAGTAACTGGTATCGGTCAGTAATACTGAGTAAAAATGTCAGGGTTTAATCAGAACCTTTTAGTAAACGCCGCAGTAGGCGCACTTGAATCTTTGGTCGGAGGGTCTGTACTTAATGGTACAGGCTACTCTGGTCCAAGAACTCAAACTGGTTCTTACTTCGGTGAATACCTACGTGATTATACCCACGCAAGCAAAATCTTTAGGACTAATTCTTATCAGAATACTCCTAAATTCAAGTATCTATTTCACACATATTTTAAAATTAATACCGAGGCAATGCAATTTTTTAATGGCGGCCGCAGTGGTACAAATGTACTTCCCACAAGTAGTTATGGACTATTAGTTAAAGATATTAAACTACCAAGTTTTAATATTACTACACATCAACTTAATCAATACAATAGAAAAAGAATCGTACAAACAAAAATTAAGTACGAACCAGTTGAAGTAAGTTTCCATGATGACAATGGTGATACTATTAATGGTATGTGGCAAGCATATTATCAATATTACTATCAAGACAGTTTAAATGTGAATGCACAATTCAATGGTGCAAGAGGTGGTAACGGTGGTGCAATTAATTACAATCAAAGAAACATTTATGATAATAATATAGGTGGAGATAATGGTTGGGGTTATGATGGTACTTATCCAAATGGCACACAAAAAAAGATTCCGTTTTTTGATAGTATTACTGTATTTGGATTCAACCAACACAATTTTACTGCCTATACATTTATTAACCCATTAATTACTAATTTTTCACATGATAATTATAGTTATAATGAAACTAATGGTATCATGCAAAATAGAATGACCTTTGACTACGAAACTGTAACATATGATTACGGTCATTTAGATGGTCAAGATCCAAGCAATATTATTCCTGGTGGTTTTGGTCAAACTGCAAATTACGATACAACTCCAAGTCCTATTATGGCAGCAGGTGCAAACAAATATGCACTTGGACAAGGTGGTTTAGTACCTTCACTAGGTGGCGCATTAACACAACAACCTGCAGGAAGCACATTAGCAGCCGCACAAACTGCAGGTGTTTCGTATGCATCTTTATATTCTCCACCTAATCCAGACCCTTCAGCCGCACTAAATGCAGGTGCAGTTGCCGCTACAGCAGGTGTAACATCTGCATCTAGTACTAGAAACGTATCATTTAATATTCCGGCATTGGGGTCTACTGGTAGTACTTATGGTACAGGTACTGCAAACTATCCAGTTATCAATGGCGCTACAGCACCAACTCCAATCACTAATGAACCCCTTGCAGGACAACAAAATAACAGCGCAGATTTAACACCTAGTTCTGTTGGTCAAAATCAAGCAGACTTTTTAGATCCAACGAGTGACGCTGAGTTCTTAGGACCATAATATTATTTGACTAAATAATGTTATGCAACAAGCCTTTTCATCAATAACAACCGATAGAGATAGTATATCACAGACTGTAAGAATCTATGATAACTTCTATAGCACCACATTAAATGTTAACGGTGCAGAATATGATTTAGTATTTTCTTATTTCAAGGGTACTAGTCAGAACAATACTATTGCGGCAAATTTTACAGCACTTCTTTTTAGTATTTCACAACAAACTAAAATTCCAGTACAGCAATTGCTTGAAGCATTGCAAGGCACTAATAATACATTACAAGCAAATAACTTATTGTGTTACTACTTAAACACATTCAGAGCCAAAGCAGCCATGTACGGTACTGGTAATATTCCTCAACCCAATCAAGCAGTTCAAAGAAACGTAGTGTTATGATATGGCTAAATGGGCACAAGGAACTTTTACTCCAACTCAACCTCAAAAGTATATAGGCAAGCATAAGCCTAGATATCGTTCAGGTTGGGAACTTACGTTCATGACCTTTTGCGACACACACAAGAACGTATTGTATTGGGCTAGTGAAGCAATGACAATACCTTATATTCATCCTTTTACAGGAAAACGTACTAACTATATCCCAGATTTTTTTGTAGTGTATGAAAACAAATACGGTAAAAAGATAGCAGAAGTTGTAGAAATAAAACCAAAAAAACAAAGTTTAATTGAAAGCAAAGTAGCAAATGCTAAAGATAGAATGGTAGTTGCTATCAATCATGCCAAATGGAAAGCCGCAATGGCATATTGTCAAAGTCAGGGATTTACTTTTAGAGTTATCACTGAGAACGATTTGTTCAGGAACGGAAAGGCATAAAATGTTTAGTACGTACATAGAAAAGAACAAAGACTTATTTCCAAAAGTGTTTGTACTGCAT